CTTTTTCTTTTTCTTTTCTTCTCCTTCAATAGTCTCAGCAATTAATACTGCACCAGGGTCTTTTGGTAATACTTTTTTCTTTGTGGCTTTTCCTTTAAATTTTTTCTTAGGTTTAAGAAATCCAAGTAATTTATCAAAAATTTTACCACCCATTAATTCTTCAAATGGTTTTGTAATTAATTGTAATGGCCCTAGCAACATTGAAAAACTTGCTTCAGCGATTCCTTTACTTACATTTTTAATAGAACCTCCAATGGTTTCCGTTGTTTCTTTAAATTTAGCACTTATAGTATTAAGAAAATTGCTCTGTTCTTTTTGGACTTTCTCAGTTGTTTCTTTAAACTCAGCACCAGTATTAATTTGTTCTTTTTGGACTTTCTCAGTTGTTTTTTGTGGAGAAGGTTTTGCTGGAGTTGTTTTTTTTATTTTTTCTTTTATTACTTCTGGTTCGCCATTTTTTCCCTTTCCTAATTTAATACCCTCAGTTTCTAATAATTTTCTTATAGCAGCAACTTCCTCATATATAGCAACAGATTTGCTTTCTTCAACTCGTTTCATAAGAGTAATGTCTTGTGTCTTTGGCATTTAAACTACCTTTTTGTTTTAAAATTCTGAAGTCTTTTTTGCTGTTCTTTTAAATCTTTATTTAAAAGTTTTACCTTATATCGTATAATATGACATGGCATTTTTAAATAATCAAAATAAGAATTAGCTGATATATTACTCTCCAAATGATACAGTATACTCATTATGTCCTTGTATGTCCAGGGCACGAAGGAAGTCCAAATATCGAAATTGAAACCTCCGTATAGCAATTTCATTTGTTAGTGGAGATTTTATTTTAATTTCTGGATTTATACCAAATGTGGCATACTTTTCAACAACATCATTATAAGCTTTCCAAAATTTAATTCCAACTTTTGTATAATACTTAATTTTTTCATTTAGTGTATTTAACTTTTTACCAAATACTTTTATGAGTACTTGAGCTTGGATTGTTTTTACTAAATCAAAATTTCTTGCTTTTTGATAACCTAAATATCTTTTTTTAATATCATCTGGAACATTTTCATCATTACCAGATTCTAACTGTTCTTTAAAATTAGAAAATTCTTTTTCCTGTGTTAAATATTTTTGTTCAATATACTTTTTAGCATCAAGTATATCCTTAATTCTTGATAATCTAAAGTAAACCTCTTTTTCTTTTATTGTAATTTTAATAGGTTCTTTAAAATTATTATGAATTGGGTTAGTTTTAATAAGGTCTATAGGAATATCCACGGTTACATCTTCTTTTCCTGATAGAATTTTTTTCTTAAGGTTAACTTCAACTTTCTCTAGTTCTTCATCTTCATAAGGATATGGAAAACTTATAAGAGTAGTACTCCAAAAATTAGTATAAACTGTTAATAAAATTTCTTTTAACTCATCAAGATGTAAATAAACAGGGTCAAAAGATTCATAAAACATTTTATCTAATATTCCTATTGTTGTTTCAAGAGCACTTTCTTCATCAACTAAAGATAATTGAAGTGCATCTTCCATATTATAATTCCTAACATGTAAAATAGCTGGAGCGTGTAATTTTCCTAGAGAATTTAGTTTTATAGGAATATAATCTCGTGGAATAATTTTTTTCCCTGAAGATTCTTGTATCTCTATTTTTTTATTTGGTTTTTTTTCTGTAACAAAAAATTCATTTTCTTTATTCATGCTTTCATCCATTTTTTTTACCCCTATTTATTTTAAATTTTTATTTACCAAATACAGTTTCTATTGTTTGTCTTATTGAAGTAAAATTTGCTTGTCCTGGTGGTAATTCAACTATTTTATCACAAGTAAAAGAAGCTGTTATTATTAATGGGTCTGTAGAAGTATAATTTAAATTAAAATTTTCAACAGATTTAAGTTTAACTTTATTAAGTTGAAATGCTTTATTATTATCACGAGAAGAAGACATAAATGGACCAAAAAATCGTGTAACAGTATCTACTTGAAATCTAAGAATAAATGTTTTTGAAAAATCACCAACATTAAAAACTCGTTTTTCTTTATCAAAAATATCATCCTTCCAATTTTGTAAAAAATTAAGTACTTCAAATTCTGTTGTTTCCAAAAATGAAATATTAAAATCTTCTTCTGGTGTATAAGATATATAATGTTTAGTACCAATTTTTCTTGTTTCGGTATTGAGCTTTAAAAATGGTAATGTTACTGACTGTACTTTATATCTAACTTTTTCATAACCTTGTATTACTAATTCCCACAAATTAGAATTTTGTAATCCAACATTGGTAACATTTCTGATTTCGCTAACAAGACTACCTTTTTTAAAATAATCTAACATATAAAAAACCCCTCTTATATATTAGTAATATAAAAGGGGTGCATTATTAAAAAAATATCTTTCCGATCATAAATTTAGACATTATAACCGGAAAATGAAATAAATCAAAAGTTATTTAAGTTAACGGAAATGTATCATCTAATACAAGAAATCCCATTGTAACTGAAATAGTAAGTGGTTCACCTGCTGTATAATCAAATCCTACTTCTCCAAGTGATTGTATAAATGCTCCTTCAAATACCCATCTTCCACCTGTAGGTATACCATTAGCATCTGTGCTAATAACTGTTACAGGACGTCTAATTGAGGATGTTTGACCCATCTTAACGTCTTCTGCCATTGCACCTGTTTTAGTATGAGCTATTATATTTTTCCAATTCTTAAATCCATTATAAATAAGCCAATATTTATCAGCTCTAAATTCAAAACTGAATTCATTTGGCATTGCTATTTTTCCAGATGGTTTTGTTGCTTTTTGTGTTTTATAATGAATCTCGTATGTTTCAACACCAGTTTCTGGAATAGTAAAATTTTGAACTCGAAAATTGACTGAAACAGGATCTAACGCACCAGGAAAAGGTGGAATTATTACATCGAATAAATTCTGCAGGGCGTCATCCCCAAGATTGAAAACGTGTTCTATTGACATTTAAAAACTCCCTTATTTTTCTTTTTGTTTCATCTGTATGGTGTTTCCCCATAAACATTATTATTTCACTATTTTATATAATCTCAGTTACCTCTACCTGCTGACCTACATTTACAAAGTCGAATATAATTGTTTCAGAAAATGGAGTGACTTTTATTCCCCAGGTAAATCTAAATTCACGTCTTGCTAATACATCATCAGTATTGTTTTCTGAATCACATTTTGGAATAGCATCTCGTAATAGATTTAGACTTAAAATTGGATTAATTAATGTTTGACCTAGACTTGTAGCAAGTTGTCTATGTAACTCATCATTTAATTTTGTAATTTGATAAACCAAAATCTGAGATAAAGTATTTCTAATAATATAATCAAATAGTCTACTATGACCAATCCAAGAAGAATCTGAAAGATTTCCAGGAGACTGAGCTGTTCTTTGTGATGTAATCATTACTCCATAAACAGGGTCAAAAACAATCGCATTAATACCATTTTTATCAAGTGTTTCTAACTCATCTTCAGTAGGATCATGTTTAAGTTCAATAATTCCACTTCCTAATTGACCACCATGACTATTTTCATCAATCCAACAAGGAGCTAGTCCATTATAAATATTATTCATTTGTGCCCACTTAATTCCAACTTTACCAATTAATGAAGTCCAAAAACTTGAATTATTATAAGTATCTCTTATTTTGCCCCAATTCCAATAAAATGCTAATCCTCTATTATTAATTGAATATCCTTGTTTTGTCACAATACATGCTGCTTCATCATCAGTATATGGTAATGGTAAAATATAATCTTTATATTTTTGATACGAATTTCTTAATGTATTAAAAATATCTGGAATTGAAGAATCTGCTGAGAAATCCATAAAAATATCAGCAGGATATGTGCTTTTCTTTTGAAAATAATTCCAACCTTCTGTTAACTCGGTAGAAGTAATTGCAGTTCCCCTAGAACCACCTTGAAAATTAACTCGTGTTGTGTCATTTGTAAATGTTGAAAAAGTTAAAGTATTATCTTTTGCAATTAAATAATCATTATCTTCTAAAACTTCATCAATATAAACATTTGTACCAAATCCATCAAAAGTATTTGGAGTAATTGAAACATCATAAGTTGCTACTAAATTATAGACACTTTTATTATTTTTTAAATAAACTTTAATTTTGAATAAACCAGTTAAAGTATCATATGTTACTATAACTCCAGTATCATCAGTACAAGGTGAAGCACAAAATAATGCAAAATAAGCATTTGTTAGTTGGTTGGAATTATAAGTTGATTTAATAACTGTATTTGTAGCTGGAGCTGTAATAAATGTAATACTTAATTCTCCAGTACTTTTAACAAGAGTACCAGTAAAATCTGCATGAGTTATGGTTTCAGTATCACCTGTTCCAATGGTAACATTTTGTGCAACTCCATCAATTTCAATATCCAAACTTTCTGCTACATAAGGTAAATTTGATAAAGTAGCTTCAAATGTCAAAGTAGTACCATCACCCGTTCCAACTGATTCCTTAAAAGCAACACTGCTAAAATTTATATTATCAGGGTCATCAATTCCTCCAGTAAGGGGAATAGAACCATTTTTAGTCACTAACACTCCACCATATTTTGCGTCAGAGCTATATGGTGCTGATATTCTAATTGGAGCTTCTTTATTGTATTGAATGGCTTCCCATACATCAGGATAACTAACAGAAGGATATCCAAATAAATGTAAAATTCTTAGTTCATCTCTTGTATTAATATAAACTGGTTTTGGTTTTCCCTTACCAGCTCGTATAACACAAGCACCTACTGAACCAACTTCAGTTGATACAGTCCGACTTCTATCTATCTCGTTAACTGTTAAACGCCAGCTTTCGCTTCCCATAGTATACCTCTTTGATTATCTATAATAATATTATACTCTAATTAGTTAGTAATATTTTTTGTTAAAAGTGACTTATGGGGTTTCTTCTGTTACAGTTTCATTAAAGTGGTCTATAATTGAGTTTATTGTTTCTTCATAAGAAATTGTATCATCGAGTCCATGAGTAGCTTGAAATTCTAAAATTACTTTTTTAGGTATAGAAATATTTAAATTAGTTTTCATGTTCCAGGTTATAACATCAAAGTCCAATGCTATTGTATGAATTTTATTTCTTTCTATCCAATCCATTTCGTTATATTGTGGGTCAAAAGCTAAATTACTATAAGCTAATTGTCCGGGAAAATCTACATCAATTCCACCAATTTCAATAGATGCTGTTATAGTTGTTTTCGAATCAGCATCAAATCGTAATTCAGAAAAAGCAAATAAAGTTTCATCATCCCGATGTAACCATAAAGTTGCCTCATATTTTAGTAAAACAGGAGACATACGAACTTTAGCTCCTAATTCTGGAATATAAAGCCCTCTTGAAAATAAAGAATTATTCCACCAAGGAGTTGCACCAAAATCAAAATCATCTAATTTATAATTTAGAAAAGGTAAATTTAAATTATTATGCTCCTGTGTTCGTGCTCTTTTTCTTAAAGCATATTCATTAGAAGCATATATAATTCTTGAAATTTCATCTTCTAAAATAAGATTAGAGAGATGCTGTTCTAGAGCTATATCCATAGAATATTTTGTATTAAGAAAATTTTTATCTGCAAAAAAACTTGGCATTTAAATTAATCCAATTCAAGAATATGTAAAACTTCATCATAAGTTGCAATTCTATGATACTTAATATAATAATCACTAAAAAATCTGCTAAAAACTAAAAAAATATCTATATCATTTCGTTTAACTAAGTGATTTCTAACTAGTTTTAACCAAATATCCTCTTGTATTGTATTCCATTGTACTAATGATATATCTATTGGTTTTTCTATAAGTTGCATTTTAATTTCGCCTCTTGAAAATAAAATAAACATCACATGGATGGGTTTTATCAATCTCATACAACTCATATTCAGAAATATACTTCTCAATACTATCCGCAAAAAGAGAATATAACTTTGTTCTACTCATTTCTCCTTTATCAGAGGAATACATAAACATATCCGGTTTATACTTATCCAAATAAACTTTTGAAATAGTTATAATTGTTGAGAAGATTAAAAATTGATTTCTATTCTTTCTTGTTAAATCAAAAGAAAGAAGTTCATCATTTTTATCAAAAATAGCAAAAGAAAGTTCGATTATAGCTAAACCACCATGAGATGCTTCTTTAAACAGAACTAAAAATTTATTTTCATTAATTATAAATTCTGCTGCAAAATTTTCTTTTAAATCTCTAGTTATTTTAAATGGTATCGAATTTGTTAATGCAATTTCATTAAATTTTTTAATTTTTATCAAAATATTTTCCATCCCAATGATAATTGAATTATATCAAAAGAGAAATTAACGCCTATCAAAGCTTGTTCTTTAATAACAAGCTGAATACCAACACCCAGAAGTGAATTACTATCCTGACCTAATGGGCTTTTTTGATAAAAAGCTACACAATAACCTTGAAATAAATTTTCTCTTTGTTTTCTTTTTATAACTTCTTGTAATTTTGCACTTAATTCTTTATTTGTTTCTTGAGACATATCAAACAAAATACCCATTTGGTCTAACATCTTTAAAAGCATATCAATCTTTTCTAGACTTTGGTCCACATCATATTCAGCGCTAAGATATAATTTCGCCATTTCAATATATGCTTCTTTTAAATCATTATAATTATCTGGAATATATAGTTCTTTTTCCTCTCCATTTGGAGTTTGAATTTTAATTGTTTTTGCAAGAGTAGTTGTTGTAAAAATTCCAAATAACATAAAAAAACATATTGTAAAAATTAATAATTTTTTCATTATAAATCCCCCATTTTAGTTATTTAATGTACTTCTTAACAACTTTTTCACGAGTTGCTTTATTTATTTCTAGATTATTACGAAAATCTTTTATTCTTTCTTTTTCTTTCTGAATTCTTTCTTTTTCAGTCTTAAGATTAATGATTCTTTCATTTATTGTATCAAGGAAATTATCAACATCAGAAAAATCTTCAGTATTCTTTCCACGTATTAATTTAATAATCAGAATAACAATAAAAGATAAAATCGTTAAGATAGTCGTAGCTCCAAATATTTTACTCAAAATATTTTTGGCCTTTTCAAAAATTTTCATGATTACCACTCCCATTATTATTAGTATTTGAAAAACTAGTAGGTCATTTTATATAAGTAATCATCTAATTCTTTTTGTGTTAAAATCTTTTGTTTAATTCCACCAAAGGGGGTTTTATATAATAGCATTCTTTTCTTACCTTGAGTTAAAACCATGAAAGGAATAGAATTAATAGTATCTACTGAGAAAAGATTATCTTTTGGTTTCCAACCTTGTAATATTTGTTGTCTAGCATAATCTTTTAAATCAGCAATCATAGCACTTTCAAATCGTTTTCTTATATATAGCATAATTATTTATTCCTTGTTTATTTTTAAATATCATAGAATGGGATTACGTTTATAAGTACTTCCAGAATTATCCACAAAAAAGCCATCAGGATTAGCTGAAGATTCTGTTCCATATTCTTTTTCACTAAGAGATACATACCATTTATTATCCTGTGTTCTCCAAATTTCACAATATCGAGACACACTTTCTTTTTTAGCTGGTTTTACTTTTTTCTTGCATTTAAGACAATAACCTGTAGCTTTTAAAACTTTCGTACCACAATTTGGACATTTGAAAGTACTTGTATCCTTTTTTTCAAATTTTCTCATTTTAAACATATTTTTATCCATCTTTTAATCCCATGGCTGTTTATTTAAAACATCCATTTCTTCTTCTGTAAATACTTCATTTGGTAAAACATCATAAAATTCTTGTAAAAATTCTTTAATTTCTTTTATATCTTGTGAATCAAGTTTATTATCTGAAGCAAAAGTAACTTCAGCATACATACCATAAAACCCAACACTTGGGTCACCATATGATGATACAATAAATTTCTGTTCAATCATATTTTTAAATTGTTCATTAATTTTTGTTTTATAATTTTTTAATATACGCATTTTAATTTCTCCTGATTATATTCTTTGAATATCAACATCACTAACTATAAATGGAAGTCCCATTAACTCATAAGTAAAGACACCTCTTCTATCATCTGAAATGACTTTTTTAATAGTGAATATTTGATTTTCATATTTATTACCATACATCATAAGACCAGCATCAGTCATTTTGACTTTATCACCAATATTAAAAGCCTCAATCAATTTAATTTTATCACCTTTTTCTAGCATAATATTTTTATTGATTATAACATTTGAATTAATTTTAATCATATCTTTCTCCTCTTTTTTTGCTCTATCCCAAGCACTATAACAAATTGCATTTGCTTGCTTAGGATTTTCTTTATATTCATCCCATATTGTAGACATACATCTGCTATGAAAATCTTTTTCTGTTTCATTTTTATTTGGTTTTGGTATTGGCATTTTAAACCTCTCTTTTCTTTAGTTCTAATTCTTTCTGAATCCATTGTTTTGCAATATAATTTTCAACAGGTTCATCAATAAATTTATTTATTTTTTTCCAAATTTTTAAAAGAATATCCTCGGTTATATTATTATTATCAACAATAATAAAATTTTGAGTTCCAAAAAAATCTTGAAACAATCCCGTATTTGATTGTACTGCGTTCCAACCCCTTACAACAATTTCTTCTGGTACAGTTCTATTTCTTTTTCTATTTCGTTCTAAAGCAATTTCTAGGGATGTATTAACAAAAATCATATAAGTATCATAACCAATTTCTTGGAGTGCTTTTGCTTGACCTACAATTTTATTATAATCTTTACCTGTTCCATCAATAACAAGTCCAAGTCTTCCCTGAATTGCTAGTTCTTGTCTTAAATTGGTAATATCTTTTGCTCTATTTCTAATATTCATAGCTATTTCATATTCTTCATCTGTCATTGTAGATATATTTAAAGATAAATTTACTTTTCTTAATCCTACTTCAAAAGCTAAATCTGAATTAATAAGTTTTAGATTTAAACCACCAGTAACTCTTTGAGTAACAAAAGATTTTCCAGAACCTGGACCACCCGCTAAAAAGAAAGCTTTAAAAATTCCATAATCATAAACACCTTCTTCTAATTTTTTTGAATTAAACATTTTAAACACTTTTAATATCCTTTTCTTATATTTTAAACTATTACCCCAATTTCTTTTAATTCTTTATCCCATTCTGATGTATCCATTTCTGATAAATGTTCTAAATCCTCTTTATTAATTCCAAAGTGTTCTTCATAATAATCCATCATACTACCTGTTTGATGTGTAGTATTAATTGCGATATTAATATTCATAAATTGTCCTTGTATTGAAAAAGATTCTATTTTTTCAAGAATATCATAAATTTTTTGTACATTATTTCGAGTTTCAACTATTCCTTGTTGTTTCCAATAGTCAAACCATACTGGAAAAACTAAATTTTCATATAATTCTACAAGGAATTCTTTTTTTGAAAAAAGCAAATTATCTAAAACATTTTCTATTATATCTGTAAAATTTTTAATATTTAAACTCAATAAGCCTATATTAAAATATTCTCTAAGAAAATTTCCAGATAATGGTTGTGATAAAAATCGTTCCACGTCATCTTTATTTTTAAAACCAAATTCTTTTTGTAAATCTGGATATGTTTCAACAAATTCATTCCAATTCATATCCTCTAGTTCAAATTGAAAAGTTTCTCTAGTGAGATTTGAAATAACTTCCATAAAAAGTGGATACTTTTCAATATCCATTAAGATGATATCAAGAGCATCATCAAAATAATAATTACTATATCTTTGATATTCTGTAAAGGCTAAATTACAGAGTTCGTAAAAACCAAGTTCTTCTGCAACCTTATAACGTGCTTCAGCCCATTGTTTTGGATTTAATATCGCATGACTATCTAGCCATTCTTCAAAGACCATGGCTAATGATTCTGCAATAATAATATTAATATCGATAGCCTTTTCTTCAAGTAATTCTAATAATTTTTCTTTTCTTTGAGGAACACCTTTAAAATCTTTATTTAATATTTGATTATATTTATATTCAATTTCGTACCACATTTCAAATATTGATAAAATCTCTGATTCATCACTATCAACAAAATCATTAACTTCTAAACTATGTATTTCTGCCATACTATGTTCAAATAATTTTAAAAATAAATCTTGTTCCATTTGTTTCATAAATCTAATCCCCATTCCAATGATGAAATAAGTTCCAATGACAAACTATACTGTGGATTTTTCTTCTCAAACATTTTTTTATACTGATTAAGAATTTCATCATCAAAATCTAAACCAGTAAAACCATAACTTTCTGCAATAGCAAATTTTAATGATTGTGTAATTTGTATTATACATAAAAATTCATCTAAACTATCTAGTTTTGCATACCAATCTTCAACCCATTTATTTGTTATAATATTACCAGCTTTAAAAAGTATTTCAAGAATATTATCATGAATCAATCCTTGAGAGTTTTTAACAATATAAAAATCGCCATTTTTTAATACAACACCCCTTACCCTAGAATTACTTGCATCTTTTAATTCTCTCAATGAGGGATTTTGAAATATCTCATAGTATTCCATTATATCCCATGGGGATTTATATTTTACACCATTAACCCATTTTTCTTGAAATTGTTTAATTCTAATCATTATTATTTCCGTATTTTACCTTTTTCTCTTTCGATATAGCCGGCTTTTCTCAATCTATTTGTTAACATACTTGCCATAGGATTATACCAAAATCTAATATTATTTATTAAACCACCTAAGTGTTTTGATACAAAAGCATTACCATCACCATGTAATTTAGGAGAATTCCATCTTTTTGGTTTAATTTTAGTTGGATATATACTACCGTCTAATTGAGATATCCAATAATTCATTCCTTGCCAATGAAAACTTGGGTCATCTGACCAAACCTGAATATATGAAACATCAAAAATGTCCTTAATATCTTTTTCTGTAATTTCTGTTTTATCTGGATAAGTACTCAGCCACTCAAAAAAATCTATAACCCTAATAATGAGAGTATAAGTTTTAGAATTATCTGGTTCAAGTTTAAAATTTACTTTTGGATTTGTATTTTTATAAACATAATCTTTTGGATAAATTGGATAAGTTGGTTCTGTTAACCAATAAAAATCAATATATTTTTCTTTTTCATTAAGCTTTACATCAATAAGTTTCGCTTTTTTATTTTCAGTTCCAAATTCTTTATTTCTTTGTTTTCGTGTTTTTTTTGTAAAATCGGACATACCCATTGATTGTTTTAAATCTGATAAATTTATCCATTCATTTAATTTAAATTGATTACTGAAAAATTTCGTTCTTATACGAATCGACATTTATCTATTTCCTTATGGTTTATCTTAATCCATACAAATATAAAACTGCTGCCCACCCTATAGGTAATATTTCTGGTGGTGTTTCTAATTTTTGACCATATTTAACTATCATTTCAAAAAGATATTTAATATGAAAATATGCTTCAACAGTTTCTTTGGAAGAAAATTTATCTTTTTGACAAGTTTCAAAAATATCTTTACCCGTAGCATTTATTTTAATTTTCTGAAAAGACATTTTTAAAATTTCTAAATATTTATAATCTAAAGGTGACAAAGATTCCAATAATTCAACAGCATCAGAAATAAATGGTTTATAAAGACTTACTTTATAAGATTGATGATAAAATCGATATACAACATCCTCATAACACTCATTTAATCCCTCTAAGAATTTTCTTAGTTCTGATAGTTTCTTTTTAATGTTATTAAGTAAAATTTTTTCTTTTTTCTTTAGTTCAATGATTGTCATTTTTTTTTGTTCGTCCCAAAGTTCAAGATACTTATTTTGGTATTTGGTAGAAGCATTATTCACAAATTTATTGTAATTTATTATATTCATAATATTTAATCTTCATAGGAGTATAGTTTTCTTTAAATTTTTTCGTAAAAAATTTATCATCAATCAAATTATTTCCTACCATATCAACAGTAACAATTAATGCACCACGAATTATACCGTTATAATTTTCTATTGAAATGGGTGGAGTAAAAACCGTACCTTTATCAGTATTATGAAACAATTCAGTACCACTAAAAATCATTGCATTCCATGGCCATTGTCGAATTCTATAAGTAGTAAGTGGTATAGTAGGACGTCTACTATCATACCATATAAAAAGAATTTTATAAGAACTTACAAGTGCTCTAGCAATTTTTACATACTTAAACTTTTCAAGTCCTAAATTCTTTTTTAAAATTAAACCAGTACTATTTTTATTCAATTCTTAGTTTCCTCTAATTGTGCAAATAATTCTGCCGGTGTTGACCTTTTTGGGTCTAAAATGTGTGGGTCTACAATATAATTATAACCTTTAAGCTCTGAATAATTATCATCTACAAAAGTATGCCCATAATAATTAAAACCAACCAATTTCCCATTAAGATATAGGGCATCCAAAACATATGGTTTTATTTGACGGGTATGTAATCCTTCTTCAAACTTTTTTATTTTAATCATTAAAATACTCTCCTAAGTAAGATATGCATTTATTTCATATCTTCCACTTTCTAATTTGTACCATTGAAGAGCTAAAGATGCATTTTTAATTCTTTTATATTCACTATTCGTATATAAAGCCAAATCAATATAACAATCTGCACTCCGTCCTACAAAAATAGCCGAAAAGGGAGTTCCATCTTCATTCATAAGGTATATATCATATTTTCTAAGAATAGCCTCAATTTTATCTATTGGAATACCATCAAAATAAGTATTATAGGTTAAATTATAAAGTTCCTTACTTGCTTTTTTACGAGTATAAGATGGTAATAAAACTCCTTTATCTCGTAAATCAACTTGAAAATATTTTGATTGTTCTTTAAATTTTTTTATTTGTATCATTTATACTATCCTTTATCTAAAATATCCCAAATAGTAATATCAAAAATTTCCAATATATGCTCAAATTTTTTCCTATCTGTAGCACTAATCCTTACACTATAAATATATAATTGGGGATTATAAATAGCACTTAATATAGTTCCATTTAATTCTTCAAAATCTTCTTTAATTGCTTGAAAAAATTTTTCATTATCTACTAAAATTTGATAAGTAACTATATTATTTTCTAAAAATTTTTTCACTTCTTAAAAATACCCCTTAACTTATCAGGATTCTTTTGCAAAACCTCTAATGGTGAATCATAAGCAATACCATCAATATGAATACTTTTCTTTTGAGCTAAATTCATTTCAGGATGTAATTTCATCCATGTATAAAACCTACTAAAAGTTGGAAAGTTATAATCAAAATCTGGATTAAGGATTGCTTCTCCAAAATTTTTTATTTTTATCATTATATCGTCCTTTTCAATAAGCATCAATTATAGCTTGTATTTCTGCTGTTAAAGTCATATTATATGGAGCACAATTAAATTTTTTCCATACTAATGCATTTGCATTAATACTACCAAAGACTTCTGAAACTCTTAAAACCATTAACATTGGGTTTGTAACATCATTTTCATCTTTTATTTTTTTAATGATAATATCAAATTTTTCTACATTATCCTCAAATCGGCTATACCCTTCAATTGGAAGTATTTCATATAAATATAAACCTGTTGTATCATCGATAGTATCTTGTGTTGTACCTCTCAGTCTATATAGGGGTATTTCAGATGGAATATCCAATTGTACTACAATAACATCAGAAGAAATAACTTCAATAGTTTCATCTTCATATTTATCTAAAGTAGTTTTTAGTCTAATAACTTCAAGTTCACTACCAACTAATTCAATTTGCTGGTTAAATAATTTTCTTTGTAATGATGATAAGTTATTAGCTAATCTATCCTGAATACTCAATTTTTACATCCTTTTTAAATCTTTTCAACAATAATAAATAAACAATAAGAACCATCACCTTCGCTGAAACCAAAAGAGTAAAACCAGTCATACCCTTCCTTTTCATTGGGTAATGGAGGAATTCTTTCATCTAAATCGGCTGATATATCATCAAAGAAATTTTGTACATCATCCCAGTAATCTAAATAAAATTCATCTTCTGGACCATTGTAATCAGAAAGAGGTATCCCAAAATCCTCAATAATTTCATCAAGCATATATATTCCTGCGGCAGATGAGCCTATTATTTCAATAGTATACTCAGCTCTCCCAGGTTCAAATTCATATAAATCAAAATTTTTTATTACATCATCATAAGCTTTTTGTGTTTCTCTTTCAAGAATACTCATTGAAAAATAATTACTAGAATCAACCATTTTAATACTCCTCTTTAAAATTTAAAATTTTCTTTCAATGTTTTAGTTATAAAATTTTATATAAGTTAATTATTCTTTCTTTTTTCTAACTGGTTTCTCTGGTAGTGGCACATAAGGTCGTTCGCTCATTTCACCAACACTAAGGGATTTCATTTCTGTTCGCATATTATAACTCAAAGTAATTAATATTTGACAATGAAGTTTCCATTGCTCTAATAATCTACGAATAAATGCAACGCCCATTTCACTTATATTTAGTTTTCTTTTCCACACTAAATACTCATCTTTATATGTTGCTCTCAATTCACTTTCAATCTCTGCTTTACTAGACCATTTTGAAGTAGGTATATCTTTTGGATTCAGTTTATACTTAATTTCAATAAACTTCTCATCCCACCATACATTAAATTGTGTTTGAATTTCTGATAATTCTAATTTTTTTCTTTGATATTCCCCATTTAATGTAATATTCACCTGAGTATATACAGATAAACTTGAGTTCAATAAATATGGTGTTACTTCATTTAAGTTATCATCAATAAGTTTCGTACCTTTTCGAAAAATCTCTAATTGTTTTGTTACATATTCAATATAATTCATAGCAAACCTCACTTATATAATATATATTTTCAATTTAACACAAAATTAAGAGATTGTCAAGATATTATTAAATTAAATAGTATAAAAAAAGACCACTATTTGAAGTGGTCTTTAAAACAATCATTCTTTAATAACTTTTATGAATCATTGTATAATTTCTACTTTTTCTTCAATAATTTCTTCATCACCATATTTATTTTCTTTTATAAAAATTTTCTTTACTTTCATAATCTCATTTACCGAAGTTGCACTTTTAGCTCTATTTGCTGCCTTTTTTGCCTGCAATTCTTTTTCCTGTTCTTTTTCTCTTGCAATTTTTTCTTTTTCCTTTTCTTTTGCAATTCGTTCTCGTTCTTTTTCCCGTTCTTTATCTTGTCGTTCTTTTTCCTTTTCCCGTGCTTGTTTTTCTTTTTCCCGTTCTTTATCTTGTTTTTCTCTTTCTTTATCAGTTTCTTTATCCTGTTCTCGTACCTGAACAACATATTTTTTCTTTTTCTTTTTCTTTTTTTTATGAATATCTTTATTAAGACTTGGAAAACTTCCAGATACTAGGGTTTCAATAAAATCTATAGCTTTACCCTTATAATTAAGAAAATCAATTGAATTTATAGTATTTTCATTTATTTTTAGTAAACTTCTAGCAATTTCTTGCGCATATCGATATTCTTTTTTACCAAAATCTTTTTCTTGAATTCCAAAAGTTTCTATTGTAACTTGTTTGGCTTTATCCCATACCAAACTAAGTTCATCTTCTGATTTTCCAGTTTCTTTTACTAAAGCTTTTAAATATAATGAAGTCATTCTGTATCCTCAAGGTCATCCATTAGCTGAATAATACTTATTAAATCATCTTTTTTTAAAGAAGATAATAAAATTTTATCCTGTAATAATGGGTCATTAGTATTAACAATAATATGGTCAATTAAAGTTTTTTTTCTTGACTTATGTAAATCAAATTTTTTATAAATTTTCCTTTCTATATTATTAGTAGGTTTTATAACAACAGGATTTGCATTGATAATTTTCTTTTCTATAATTAAATAATCGAACTTTCCAAAATTTAATTTTTTATTAGAAGTATAATCCATATTCTTTTTTAAAGTAACGCCATTAATAATTTTCCAATCTTCTTTAACAGAATTTTTAAGTCTATACTTATAAATTGTCATAAAAAGTTCCTCTATGTATCTAAAATTGTTTTTTTTGGATATCTATTAGACCAAATATAAATATATGGATTAGTATGGTTTAAAATTCCTTGAACTATATCCACATATGTTAAATTTCTTTTACTTCGTGGGTCTGTTAAATTATCACTTACTTTTAATCGTTTTAATAACCTAGTAAAATCTTCAGTATCACCATAAAAAATTCTTTCCCCATACTCATTCTTTAATGTCCAGGCTTTAGCTCCATTATTAATAACATAAGTTTTAAGTAATTTTCGCATTTTTCTATCCCAATTTAATCATATTCAAAGACACCACTTGTTAATACAAATAATTTTCCACTATCAAGTGTTGCAATTTTCAATCCAGTTATTTGGCTTTTAACTGGAAAAAGTTTTGTATAATTTGAACCATCAGCAACATCTTCCCATACAATATCCCCATCTCCATCCACAATTTTGATATCATCTCCAGCAGTAGCTTCTTTTGAATACCAATATAAATAATTAACATTCACCCTTGTTGATAGAGTATCATTAAGAGCTGTCATCAAAATATAGGGTTTAGTGCTTTGTGTTATTGCCATATTATTCTACTCCTTCTTATTTATTATAAATCTGAAATTATTAAAACTCTATTTCTATATTTCCGCTTAGAACTTTCATCTTCTTTCCAGAAATTAACCTCATACAAATAAAGTACATCAGCAGCACTTCCTAGACTAAATCTAAAATTATTAACACCCGCAGGGATATCTGCAAAAACTAATTCATTCCATTGACCATCAAGTAAGTCTCCTTCAACACTTCCATCATAAACTAGATTCCAAGTTCCATTATACCAAGCTCCAATATCTATGGCAACACCACCACTACCTTGGTTATTACATTTAAGTCTTATTCGATTACAAGAAGTTATATTAGTATTTTGTAAAGCTAAACTAAAAGTTTGATTAGCTGAAATTGCATATGTATCTTCATTACCATCCCAAGCTTTCTCAGGATCAGTAAAATTATCATTAGTTTGTACATTTGGGGTCAACCAACTCATTATTTCTCCTTATTTATTTAATCCAAAATTTTTCTTTTCCTCTTAATACATCATATAAATCTTTTATCTGATGGTGTCAACTTCGTTAACTACTTCCTCCATATATTCTAACCTTAACAGTTTTATTTGTAGTAGCATCATTTCTAATAACAATGGAATCTAATGATGTGATAAAGCTAGAAGTTGGGTTAAGTAAATAGATACCATTTATTTCAAAATCTACAGTCTCAGAAGAAATAGTAAACTCAACTGTAACATCAGCATCTGTTATAAACAAAATAGCTTCTATATTACTGACATATGAAAAATCAATTTCTTTTGATGAGTTATTTAAAACAATATCATATTCAATTTTTTCAGCTAAATCAATACTTTTACTCTCTAATACCTGAGTAACAAGTTCCTCACCTGTAACTGTTAATTTTACAATAACACTGCTTGCTGCAGCCATTTTAATAAACCCCGTAATAATATATTTTGTAATCTATTAAGTTAGTATCTTATTTATTAAAAAGAACACTTTTAACTTAAAAAGTATTACCCTACAAATTCGCAAATGATTACTTTTGTAGGGTAATTTCAATTTCTTTTTCTTAGTGCTTGTACATGATACCAAATTTTAATATAACTCTCTCTTATAGATTGAATAAATTTATCACCAAAATTTATACTTAAATTATTAACTAGAATTAATTGTTCAACATCTCCAAAATCTTTATACCTATCAGTAGCAATTTTATATTCAATAAGTTTATATAACGAAAGAAAAGGAATTCCATTTATAATTTCCGTAATATTTCTTGGTTCTTCAAGTCTTATTCCAGAATTTAAAATTCGTAGTCCTGAATAAAATACATCAAAAGCATATGGCGGATTTGACCACAAATACATACTTTCATTACTTGGATTTTTATAAAAAAAATTTTCTTGAAATAATTTAAAAAATAAATCCATATCTTTTACTGAAATTAAAATATCAATATCATCTGATGTTCGTATGTAATTATGCGCTATTACAGCACAACCACCAATAAAACAAAAATCAATATTGTTATTCCTAAAAACTTTGGCAATAGCATTTAATGCTATATTCAAATTTTGTATAAAATTTTCTAAAAGATATAATTTATTTTCTATTTTAATCATTTCATAATTTTCTTTATTTCATTAAATTTTTCTATAGTTAGTGGATATGTATCAAAAATATAAATATCGGCTATCATTTCTATATCACGACCCAAATCCTCAATTATTTCAATATCCGAATTTTTTTCCAAATCATTAGATTGAGCATACCAAAAATTTCTTGTTTTATTGTAAATAAGCGAAATATCATTATTTAATTGAAACTCTGTTAAATCTTGATATTCAATTGAAATATTATCTAATTCTTTTGGATTCATTTCAAAACCACCTATTAAAATAATTTTCAATATTTAACAAAATATTATCAGCATCTTTTTCCAATGGAAATACTTGTATAAAAGAATATTTTTTCTTTTTTAAAGAAATTGGCATTACCAAAACTTGAAACATATCAAAATTTACTAGAATATTAAAAACATTTCTAAGTTGATTTCCAATAATTGTTCTTTCACACATTTGCCCATTATCGTTAATATTATCATATGCTACAAAATATTCTCCTATAGGTTTAATATTTTTTGTAGTTATTAGGTGATAAGTTCCTCTTGTATTTTCATCATCATCAATGTTTTCATCTATGGATTTAAAATTAAAATTGGTAGTATCAATTATAGGATAATCCTTAGCTCCAATATATAATAAATCAAATCCAAGCTGTTCTAAAATCTTTCTTTGAACTTTTGGGGTATTACCTAAATTAACTTCCTTATAAATTCTAATCATTTTTCTTTTAAAACCCCTTTTGCTAATAAAATCTGTATAAAATTTATCATATGCTTAGGTAAAAAAACTACGCCTTTAGGGTTCAATGATGATGGAACATTCCCATAGTAGTTCCGGCCGAAAAGATGGCCTGCTTTCCACCATGCAAAACTACAGCGAAATGTAAAGTCGCCGTTGATTCCCTTAACCTGGCTGTTATAATCTCCCACATCTAAATATTTTGCTCTACCCTTATGTCTTTTAATAATCTTTTTTAATTCTTCAGGAGAATACCTTTTTTTCCACTTTGCTCGTGTTTCTTTATAAACTTGTTTGATAAACTTTTGTGGAGGATGAGAATCCCAAATTTTACCACTTCCAACTCTTCCTTTCCAATATTTAGTGTCTATACTCAATCTATCAAATTGAAGAATACAGTCATAATAATGGGATATAGTTCTTTGGTAACTTCTTAATCTACCTCTTTTATCACGTTTAGTATAATATGGATTGTACTGAGGCCATGATTTAGATTCTATTTGAAATAAAATACTCGGACCACCTACTCTATCAGGTTCATATCTCTTAATTTTATTTATAATAATTCGTTTTACTACGTCACGCTCATAATGCTTAAAGCGAGTTTTTGCGTATTGTTGTGTAAAATAAAGTACTTGTCGTAATGTAAATGTCCCATGTATTGCTGGAGGCATAAAAAATTCCTATAAATATTATTACAGTTCCCATATTTCTATAAAAGAATTATTTCCTATATGAAGAATATATATATCTCGTCTATAGTCATATTCCATATCAATATTTCTTGCACTAAAATTAAATGCGACATCAGTACCATGTAGCATAAGAATACTATCATAACGAAATTCTACGATAGCACTACCAATAGCTAATCCTTCTATAGTAATACTCATTCGTACTTTTTTACCATGCAAGGACTGAAAATCTTCTTGTAATTTTTTCATTTTATACCTCTTTAATCTTATCAACTAAAATTTTATCTATTAATTCTAAAGTATCTTCTGCTTTTCCAAAAAAACGCACATTACAAGGAATTGTAGTCAATTTAAGCTGAGAAAAAGCTTGAACTCTATGATTTCCTTCATTAATTTTTGGTCTTTCATTCCAATCAACTGTTATAAAGATTGGCCACTTTAACCCATTTTCTGCAATATCCTTTATAAATTCATACCACTCATCAATTCCATAATTTCCAAACATATAAAAAGGTACATTTTTCTTTGGAAGATTAATTATATGCCATTCTCTAACTTCTCCAACCTCCCCTTTTAATGTCTTAACATAATCAAGTGGAAGATTTATTTTAGCTTCACAAGTTATATGGTTAGACTGGCCTACTTTACCATCATAAAATTTTATTTCCTCTTGAATTGGTTGATTATTCCTATAAGCAATTTTAGGCAATCCCTCATTTTCAATAAGTTCCATAAAACTTTCTGGGGTCATAGAAATCCATTTATCAAAATTATTATCTTTGCTTTCTTTAAAAAATTTAATTTTTATCATTTATGTTCTCAATAAAATAACTTTTGAATATGCTTTAAATTTTTCCATAACTTCATCTTTTAAATCTCTAGCTTTATCTAAAAATAAATCGTAATTAAAGGAATTTGGTACATCACTATTTTGTTGTCCTCTCAAAGTACCAAAATATTCAAGAATATTTGCTTGTGCTAATTTTTTTACATCTTCAATTTTGCTAAAAACAATATCATCCCAATCTTCACTATAATCTGCCCAAATAACAGCTAATTTTCCTGTTATATTTGAATATCCACTCAATGTCCTATCTGTCTCATTTACTCGAACTTTAAATGCTTTTCTTGAATCAATAATAGATTGTCTTTCCGAACGCTCAAGAATTCTAACTAAATTAAAATCATAATTGTTTTCTGTACCATATTTTCCAATTCTTCTACCACCAGAAACAGCAATATTCTGTGCATTAATAAAAGGATTATTAGTAACACCTAATCCACTAAATCTAGCTGTACTTAATCGTGCATCCAAAACTCCAAAAGTAGTTGCTCTAGGAAAATCAATTGAAAAAGTTGAAGTTCCAACAGTATATTGATTTTCAATTCTTTTTGGAAAAAAATTAAAATAAATTCGCATAGCTGGCCAAATAAGTAACTGCTTAATTTGTTCCTCAGTTAAATTTAAATCTGAAGTAGTTATTATCGGATAACCAGTTACTAACATTATTTCATTAAATGTATCTGAATCAATGGTAATTGACATAATTATTTTGGTTCCCTCTCTATTATATCATATGGTCCATGAGAAATCAATCTCAATAATGCTTGTTGTAAATTCCTAGTATCATCTGACGGATTGTTCTTATATTCTTTTAGAGCAATATCATAAAGTTTTTGAAAATCACGTTTTCCCATTCCAGTAATTTCGTAAAGTCTATTCCAACTTATTACAGTTCTTTTCATGGTATATCCTCTGTTACTATTAGTTATGGTATTAGAAAGGAGTTGCTTTTTGTGTGTATTAGAGTGATTTTTTAAAATTTTCATAAGTAAAAACTAAATTTCCACAATCCCAAATTCTGTCATATCCATTTAACTGCATATTTTCCCATTCAGTTAACGTAGAATCAAAAGTTTTTAATTTATCCTTTAATTTATGTTTTTGATAATTTAATCTGTTTTCTAAAGTTTTATAATCTTTTGTATAATAATAATTTGGTTTACTAAAAGTAATAAATTGAAATCCATTTTTAATATACACATCACCAGTACTATAACGTCTATCAGCATAGGTTATAATAGATTTAAATTCGTAATGTTTTTTAAAATATGAAAATAATTTTGAAAAACCCCCAATAACAGAATTATTTATTAAAGTGGCAAATCTTATAACTTCATAATCATATTGATAATTAAATCGTGGTATAGCAAATGTAAGTATCTGAACTAGTATATTATTATAAAATAATCCTAATTTAATATTAGCTGGAGTATATCCTTGTAAATGATTAACTTCAGTAAATTGTCTATATAAAGAATTTGAAATTTCTTTTACTATAGTATTTCGTGCATAAATCTTATTACTTGTTTTTTTTAGTTTATTCAAAATAATCGATTTTATAATTTCAGTGTTTTCAGCCCATTCATTATCAAAAATATGTAATAATTGAATTCCTTTGGATTGACATAATTCTGTTTTATGAATATGATAATTTTTATCAATGTTTTCATTTCTTTCACAGTGCCAATATAAACTGTCGTACTCAATTGCTAAATTATATTCTGGTAAATAAATATCTACTTCATATGGATAAATAATTTTACTTCGTCTTTTAACAACAACATTTAAATTTTCAATCCAATCTGCTAATAAATTTTCTGCAATAGAACTTTTTATAGGAAAACATTTAGGACATCTTGGTAAATGGGGTGATTTAATTGTATCTTTAAAAGTATAACCACACTTTAAACATTTCCAAGAATATTCTTTTGTAATTCCATTATACTCATCTAACGTAAAAAGGGGTTTTATAATTTTATTAAATTTAGAAGATTTTAATATTCTTATATAAAAATTTTTTTCTATAGTTGCTATTCGTTTTACAATATGCTCTTTAGTTTGTTTTTTACCTTTTCTTTGCTCACTGAATAATTTTTTAGTTTTTTCTGAATGTTTATTTCCATAATTTGGATTATTTTTTCCAAAATGTCCACCTCGTTTTTTTATACTATTACTAATTTTTTTCTTAAAATCATCATTAAATTTTCTCCCCCTGTTTGTTGAAAAAGCATTAGCTTTTTTTCGACATTCTAAACTACAATATTTTAAAAATCCCCTTTGTCTATTAAAGTATTTGGTCTGATTATTGCATTTACTATACTTACAAGTAGGTTTCACAGTAATATCATTTAAAATAGCATAAATTCGAGCACGAAATTCTGTATTATCATCCAAAAATTGAGTAGTATTAATAACTTTTTGAATTATATTTTTAATATCTTTATTTTTTGCCACTGACCATTTTCTTATTAGAATCCCATCTTTTCTTAAAAGATATTTTTCAATTTCTTTTTTTAATTTATCATTCATAATATTTAATATAATACATTTTTTAAAACTTGTCAAATTTTTTAATCAAAAAAAATCCCCTCTAAATAAAGAGGGGATTTTAATTTAAAATCTAGTTAATTTTAGAGATTAAAGATTAGAAACATTCAAAAGAACTAAATAGTTAGATTGAAGTACTTTATAATCTCCAAAATATGCAAGACCAGTTTCTTTGTACATATTTTTGTGCTCAAGTGTCATAGTTTGGTACAGAGGAATTAAAGAACCAAATGCAATCGATACATCTTCAGGAACTTGTTCATTTCTATAAACACAAACAATTTTTCCTGCTGGAACAATAGCTGTTGGAGCTTTGTAAATATCCATACCATCAAGACTACCTACCCTATAAATACCAACTTTTGGTTGACGTCCTTCTGAAGTAAATCTGCTATGTAACTTTAAGTAGTTAACCGCATCAGCATTACCATACATCTTTGTAACACCTCCACGATTAAGAGCTGCATAAATTACATCACCAGCATCATCAATTTTTCTAGTAATACTTTGTGCGTGAGCCATTTCTGAATCAGCACCTGAGCTTGCAAAGTCAGCATCAAAAGTAACCGTACTGTTAGCTAAAGCACGTCTATATCCTAAACGACAAGCATGGAAATCAAGAGATTTCTTAAGTTCATCTGCAACACCCCTAATTAATGCTTCTTCTGCATCAATATCAAGTGTTGTTCCAAGCAATAACTCAGTCATTTTACTCCAAGATACTCCAAGTGGATATGGTTTTGCTCTAAAAAGATAATCTCTTAATTGAAGCTCAACTTCTCCAAGGTCTGTATATTGGTCTGAATCTTCTGAATCATAAAAGTATTGAACTACAATAGCAGCGCCTGTAGTCGGAGCTGTCGTAAAGGTAACTGTTAAAGCACCTGTATCATAATCGATAGTATTTGTTGATGAAGAATCAAGAAGAGTACCTGTAAGAGTACCACTACCATTATCTGTAGCTACAAACTCATTATCTACGAGAATCTTAACTGTATATGGTCGAAGTGGAGGATTAGAAACTTTTCCACTATCATCGCCAGTAAATACTAAAGTAGTATCATCACCAGTACCAATGCTTTCTTCCTCAATTTCTGTTGCATAACGATATGCTGTAGATTCATGAGTTACTGCATCAGCAGTTGAACCTCGTTTAGATGCTGCATAAATTGGTGCTAGATAGTAGATACTATCTCTTGCTGTTTCCATTCCCCATTCAAGGAAAATTTCACCACGAACTGAATTAGGATAACCTAATCGAACAATTCGCATTACATTTTCTGGAGTTGTAGAAAAAGCATTTGAAATTTGGGTTTCAGTAAGACTTTGTAAATGTTTTTCTTGATTTTTAAGAACAAATGCAAGATTACGAACAGCAGCAGGATTCTTATCATAAGCCTCAATAAGGTTTTCACCAATATTAGGCTTTTTTGACCATTCTTCAATAAGTTCTTCTGCTTTTTGATTTCTTTCGGACAGCCGCTTTTTTGATTCAATAATTTTTTGTTGTTCATGCATTGCTGTACGCATAATAAATTTCTCCCATAATAAATTTTTTAAAACAATAAAACTGTGATTTGATTGTATTATAATATGATATAATAAATAGGTAAGTAGGTAAATTTAGTTACCAAGTAATATACTTCTCATTTATAGATTAGTATAAATAACCAAGAAAAGTAATAACATTATTACCTTTCTTGGTTAAAGTTTTATATATTAGTCAGTTCTTGCAGTATTAGCAATAAGTTGAATTACTTCACCTGCGCTAAATGAATAACCTGAAAGAGTAATCTTTCCAGTATCATATTCAATTTTCAAACCTGTTGGTACTTGATAAACACCACTACTATTAAGAATAAGTACAGTACAAACAAGATCTTCACTGTTTTGAAAATCAAAAACAATAGTTCCATCTGCAGCTTCTGCTGTAGTAACAGTATGTTTATTTCCATATGAAACACCGTTTGTTGGTCTAGTTGTAACAGTAACAGACATTATTTAATCTCCTAAATTATTTTTCTAAAATTATTTAAATTTATATCCAATCTTTTCGTCTTATATTATCAATTTGAATAGTTCGTATTGTAGGTTGGATATCTTCTTTAATACTTCTATCATATACAGATTCATTTTCTTCATACAAATGTTTTAACCGTAAATATGTAGTTTGTGCTTCCATCAAAGTCTTACACTTTAAAATATCTTCTCTAATCTTTTCTACCCTTGAATCTGCAATTAACAAATCATTATAATATGCTTGAACTTCTTCATCATTTCTTAAGTTCAAAGTAAAATCCTGAGTGATATTTTCTTCTTTTTTAGTTTCCTTTTCAACGCTTTCTTCTTTTTTAGTTTCCTTTTCAACTTCTTTTTCAATAGCTTCTTCTTTTTTTTGTTCTTTTTTAATTGTACATACTAATTTTCCATCATCATCTTTCTCCCAAGTTCCTTCTTTATCATCCTCAGTTTTACACTTTTCACCCTCTTTCTTTTCTTGTTCCTGAACAGTCTTTTTATTTTCTTTTTCCTTTACTTTTGCTTTTACTTTTTCTATTTTTTGTTTAGCAAGAATAGCTGCTTTAGTATGATTATCTTTTATTTTTTTTAATTCTTCTTCAATCTTTTCCGTATATACAGATAATTGCTTATATTCTGTCGCAGTCACCATACCATTTTTTTCAGCATTAGAAATCTCATATAAATCTCTAAGCTTATTTGTATATACTTTTAATTCTTCTAAAATTTTTATTGCTGCTTCTTTTTCTGTTGTTTCTTTCTCAAATTTCTCAGTAATATCCTTAAGTTTTTCTTCAAGTTCTTTAACCTTTTCAATCAATTCTTCTTTAGATTCCTTCATAGTATCAAATTCTTGTCCTTTATCCACTAACTTATCAAGTTCAGCTTTAATTGGTGTCATTGCCTCAACAATTTTTGCTTTTAAATCATCAGCAAATGTTATATCATCATCAAAATTTTCAAGAAGTTCCTGATAACTCTGATATTTTTCTTTAATAGAATTTAATTTTTGAATTTCTTTAAATCTATTTTCGACATATAATCTAAAGTTCTTTTCAATTAACTTTTGAGATTTTTCACTCATTGTATTTTCTTCCTTAAAATAAGTCTTAATATTGGTATTGTTACTATTTATATTAGTAGGATTTTTAATTAAAAGTTGTTTTTCTGAGTTTTCTTTTTGCTCATTTACTACTTTATCCTCAAAACTTCCAAACACACCTGCTGATGGGTCTAGTACAAAATCAGCAACACGTGCTAGTTCATAAGATGACTCTTCAATAGTAATGCCATCATCTTTAAAATCTCCATATCCTACTGTAGAAAGTCCTACATTTCCACCTGCTTTCATAGCATCCTCAACAAATTTCCCATATGGACCAAATAAATAAGCATCTACAACAACTAAATCCTGTGATTCGTTGAATCTTAAATTTCTCCAAACACACCAAGCATCTTTTGGATTACCATCATCTTCAGGATGTCCCATTAATCCATAAGAACCTTCACCGTAACCTTTTTGAATTACGTTTTCCCAAAGTTTTTTTGGGTAAATTCTTTCATTTAAATTTTTAATTCCCGGTTTTGAAACTGGAAAAGTATAAACTCCTATACACTCAATTTCTTTTCCTTCATATAATATTTTATTTACTTTTTCAACTAATTTATCTAGCTTCTCCACTTGAGATGGTTTTACAAGTATATTTTCAATAAGTTTATATTTTCCATCTTCTCGTTTTTCTAATATTGTGTTATCCATAATAACCTCTCGTATATTAAATAAAAATAACAATTACATTATCAACAATATCATAATCTACGCCAAACTCTTGAATAAGTTCATTGAACTCTTCTAATTTTCCAGAAGCAGAAAGTTCATTCCAATACCAATCTTCATTAGGCATTACAATTTCAATACTATCAGGTGTCCAATTTACTTTTAAACCAAAAGGTTTAAATAACTTTCGAAGTTCTTTTTCTAAATGTGTGGATACTCCTCTTATTTCTTTTATAATATTTGGATTTTTATCAAAACGTTTATCAAGATATCTTTCTAATTCTTTAAGAAATTTATTTCCAACTTGCATTTTTAGTTTATCCCAAATTTTACTAGTTATATGGTGTGAAACCTCAGAAAAATCTACAACAATATTTCCTAAAGTCCAAGATGAAGCCATTTGAATAATAACATCTACAATTTCAGATTCTGTATTAGCTGGATAATTAATTACATTAGCAAAATCTTGAAGAGTATATGGCTCAATAATTTTAACTTGTTCTCCAGTCTCAATAATATAATTACCTACTCGAACATCTTCTTTAATTTGAATTTTATTATTTCGATTTTGCTCTTCTTTTTTATTTTTAAGTTCTGGATGTCTACAATCTGGTGTTTGATTCCGTCTTAAACCACCCTTTTTCTTTCCCCTTTCAGAACCATCCTTAACACCAAATTCTTGAGTTTTTTCTTTTTTATTAGAAATTTCTTCATTAATAATTCTATTTAAAATTTTACTAATTAATTTCCCATCATTTTCCCATGCTTTCGCGGATACTTCGTCTTGCCAATTTGTTCTTAAATGGTCTGCTTTTAGATAACAAATTTCTTCAATTGTTCCAAGAACATTTAATAAACCATTTCTATCAATTATGCTTTCTAATTCATCGGAAATAATTTCTTCTTTTAATTTTTTTTCTTTTTCCTCTAAGCTATACAATGATTTCTCCCATATAATCTAAAATAAAAAAAACCATATATGACTCCTATTGGAAATCATATATGGTTTTAGTAGTAAAAATCAAAATAACTAATTGAACTTTCTGGAATTGCGTTATTTTCTTGATCATATTCACGAACATTTTCGATTGGTTTTACTCGTTTCATATCAGCAGCAATAAGCATTTCAACTTCTTCAATGAAAGATTGAACAGAAATAGCAAGTGCAATATTTTCTACAAAAGCTGGTGGAAATCCAAGAGTATTAATACCAATTAATCTACCATACTCATCTACTAATGGTCCGCCCGAATTACCAGGATTAATCGAAGCATCAATCTGCCAATAGCGTATACCATTCTTATCCTGCAATCTTTGGCTAATAATACCTTTTGTTATAGACCATACAAATCCAAATGGATGTCCAATAGCATACACTGTATCACCAATAAAAATTTGATTTGTATTTGCGATATTTCCTTTTGTAAATGGTACTAATGGGTCAATTGGTTCAATTTTTAAAACAGCAATATCCGTTTCAGAATGAAAACCAACTAATCGAGCTTTATACCTTGTAAAATCATGTAACCACACATAAATTGTGTCCGCTCCAACCACAACATGTTTATTAGTAATAATATACCCATCTTCAGTAGCAATACATCCTGCACCAAGAGCAAATTCTGTGGTAATAGCAACTGTTGACGGTAAAACTTTATGTTCAAGATAACCATTTCCTGCTATTAATATTGTGGCAGAGAAAAACAATAAAGCACTTAAAAACCAAATTAAAAATTTTTTCTTCATAATACTACCCTCCTACCATATTAGTAGGTAATTTAAAATAGTGTAAAAAATTATTCATTCAACTTATTATTAGTTTTCATTAAATCCAATATAATTTTTTGTTGATTTGTTATTTTAGAAGAAGAATAAAAATGACGATTATTTATAATACCTTCTTCAAATTTTTGTAATTCTTTAGATAGAAAATATGCTTCCATAATCATAGTTAAATTTATACGTTTAACTTTTTCCTGAATATATTTTTTCTGATTCTCTGATATTTCTGGAGGTTTTATTTCATCAATCCACTTATTAATATCCTCTGAATTTAAAAATGAAAGTTTTGAAAAAATATCTTTTACAACATTTGGTGGTAAAGCTTCACCTCGCCCCAAACCAAGAGCACTTTGAATATTTGTTATAATATCATTCGCAAGTCTAATTGTATCACTTTTCATTCGTAAACGGTCACTTGATTCTTCAATAACGGGAAAAGTCATACTCAGCTCAAATGGTTCATCCACAAAAGTATTTGTCATTATAAAATGAAGTCTTACTAGTTGAGTTAACTCCTCTAAAATACAAGTTTGAATTCCAAAAACTGCTCGTCCAAATGGTTTAAATTGCTGCAATAACGCTTGCCCACTTGTTCCAAAAGAAGCACGGTCAACAATTAAATAACCTTTTGGTACTCTGGTACCAAGAATCATATCATCTCGTAACATTTCTAAATCACTAATATCATCTACACTCATTCGATT